AAGTCTCCATAAACCAGTTTATTAACCGTGGCGCTCATGCCGGCCTCCTTTGGGGCTTCTGTGCGTAGAATTGGACGGACAGGTTCCCCCATCTTCTGGTTTTCCCATTATCTGCCGTCATGCTGTCGCTCGTATCCTCGATGTACGCCCGGAAGCTCAATGTACCCGCTCCATAGGGAAGCACAACCTCGTGGGACTCCACTGGCGCGGTCAAGATTTCAAAAAGGGCATCATATTCCGTCTCAGACAATGCGTTGCTCCCGACGGTCATCTCATAGTCGTAATAGGTCCCGATGATGTCCCGGAAGTGGGCGCCGCTTTTCACGTCTCCCGACAGTTTGCTTTCACTGACTCTGCCCTTGCGGGCCAGTTCCGTGACAATGACATTGAACTCCTGTCCATCGATTGAGAATTTCATCGTCTGGTTCCCTCCACCAGCGGCGTGCCTGCCCGAGCATCCTCCCGTTTCAGTTCATAAGCCAGGTAGCGGGTTAGTCCAGGCGCCGAACGTATGGTCAGGGTTCCGCTCAATCCGCCTCCGCTCTCTTCCCTCACAATTTGCCGGATAAGGTTTTCCGGGGCCTCCAGGTTGCGGCCCTTCTTCTGGTCGCCCAGTACCGCCAGGAACTCCCCATTCGGCGGGATCACTGCACCGGTAGCCAGCGCGGGTATGCTGGCGCTGCGGCCGGAGACTCCGCCGTATGCGCTTGGACTCAAGCTCTGCTGGGTGGCGGCGTTCATTTGGTTTACCCGCTTCTCCGCAGAATTGATCGCCATCATCATGGCGGCAATTCCGGCGGTGATCGCAACTACGGCCACACCCAACGATAACGCTGACTGGAACGCACCCACCGCCAGCGCCGCAGCAAACGCCGCAGCAGTAACTGCACCCAGGATAGTGACCACTTTTTCCGCGTCGCTCATGGAATCCCACACGCCCGCCGCCTGCATCAGCAGGGAAAACAGCAGTCCAAAGGCCACGAACGCAAGCCCGGTGCTGGCCTTTGCCATGAGCATCGCCTTGTCCATTGTCATGAGAGATGTGGCCAGGCGGGTAATCATATCAATGGCCTTAATCGCACCAAGCGCAGCAATGCCACCGACAATCATCGTAAAAACATCATCTATGTTCCCCATACCCGCCACCCAGTTCACCACATTAGTGGCCAGTTCCGTGAGGTCTGTTATGACTGGGGCGAGAGCCGTACCCAGCTCGGCCGTGGCAGTCTGTAGCTCCAGTGTCGCGTCCCGGCCTTCTACCAGCTCCGGGTTGGCCTTGGCCCACGCATCATACACGCCCTTTAGCGGCCCCTGCGTCAGAACATTCAGCGCGAGTTCCTGCTTTTCAGCCTCCGTGGTACACATGGCAAGGTTGTTCGTGAAGTTCTCTGCGCCATAGCCAATACGGTCAAGCACTTCTGCAAACTGCCCGGTCGCCTCTCCGGTCGCCAACGTCTCCTGTAAGCTGTCCGCAAGGGATTCGATTTTCACAGTATCCGGGAAGGTGATAGCCGCGTTTGCCAGCCCCTCCACCGCCTCTTGAAGCCGGTTCTCCGGCACACCAGCGGCTAGGAGGTTTGATACTGCCTCAATGCTGCTGTCCGTTTCGCCGCTCACGGTATTCAGCTTCTGCATAGCCTCCCGGGTGGTGCCCAGGCCGACACCTGCCGCGCGTGCGTTCTGATCCAGCATGGACAGGTCACCCCGCAGCTCGTCCGTGGACTCCATCAAATCCATCATCCCGCCGGCCAGGTCTACCAGCATATCAGCCCCAAATCCGAGGCTGATTGCGCTGCTTACGTCATCTACGGAGTCCTTGAGGTCTTTCAGATCATCTTCAATGCCGCGGGCGGCACGGCCGGCATCCCGTTCTGCGTCCCGGAAGCTGCTGCCGATGTCCTCTACCTCCGAGCCTGCGCTGCGCGCGGCCCGCTCGACTTTTCGGGTGCCTCCCTGGATGCCGGAGGCGGCGCGGTCTGCATCCCGTTCCGCCGTCCGAAAACCGCTGCCGATGCTTTCTGTCGCATCCCCAGCGCCACGGGCCGCCCGCTCGACCTTCTTCATGTCACGCTGGATGCCAGTGGCGTCAATTTCAGTATTGATAACGATGGAACCATCGAAGTCAGGCACGCGCTCACCCCCTCATTCTCTGTTCAAATTCCGTCCGCGCCCGATCCCGCTCAGGGTCCGCCTCCCGCAGCTCCAGCAGCTCCGCCATGTCCAGCCAGAGCCGCTTTTCCTCTTTGGTCAGCAGTCCCTTCTCGCGGCGGCTTCGCAAGCTGATCATACGCTGGAAGGTCGTATCCTCGTGGAGATCCAGAAACAGCATACGGAACTTCCACCAGTGCATCTTTACCGTCTGAAGGTCTATCCCGTGGGTCTGCAAGATTGCCGAATAGATGTATGCCCCGTCCTGGTCAAAGCTGTAAAGCCGCCTGCCGCCGGTCTCCCTGGGCTGTTCCCCGCCATCCAGGAAGCGAACTCCCTCCCGGACCGCCTGGGTAAAATCCGGCGGCTGCTCCTGATAGAGCAGGCGGCAAAGCACCACTTGCCGCTCAAATCTAGTCAACTGAGGATCTTCATAGGCGCTCATGATACGCAGCCCAACCCGGAAATCCGTATTCAGCGGATAGCGTACCCCGTCAATGCGAACCGACTCGGGGAAACGGGTCAGCATGGGGTTCATTCCATCACGTCCTCCGCCGGCTCCTTCAGATAGCGGTCAAGCTCCCCCTGACGCGCTTTCCGAATATAGGGCGTCACGCCGCGAAAGAAACGGGCCGCCATTGCCACGCTGTCCCGGCTGCCAAATACGGTCTGCGCCGTCCCAGGCCCAAAGGTGCGGTCAATTCCTTCTCTCAGAAAAGCGAACGCCTCCCGGGTAAGCGCCAGCTCCGCCCGCGATTTCTCCAACTTGCTTCCGTCTCCCTCCGCAATGGCGGCGGAGCGGGCTTTGATGTCGTTTTGGCGCTCCTCGAACTCCGCCGCCAGGGCGTAGAAGTTTTCCGCAAAGGACACATCTGTGGGATAGAACTCAATGACCCGGCTCTCGTCGTTGTCGATACACAGACGCACCGCCTTCCCGGCGATGTTCAGGCTGTCCATATGTTATCCCTCCAACGCAGACGATCCAGGGGTAAAGGTGAGCTTGCCGGCCGTGATGGCCGCAGTGCCATAGGTGCGCTCCCCAATCCAGTGGATGTTGTATGGAAGCTGTAGCCCCTTGGTGCTGCCGCCGTAGGACTGGACGGCTACAATAGCCTTTTGCGTCCATGCGTCGTATTTCCCCTCGCTTTCGGCGAAGATGTTGACGCAGCAGAAGGTCTTTTCCACGTCGGTGAGGGTTTTCTTGTCCCGTACCACGCTGTAAAGCCAGGCAAAGAGCTTGCTTTCCCGCTTGGCGTAGTAGGGTTCCACGCTGGTCTGCTCCTCGTACTTGTCCAATGTGGTGGCGGTAACGCCGGTCACATCGGTTACCGTTTCCACGTTGGGATTCAGCTCCAGCGACAGCTCTTCAATGCGGTCACCCTGGAGCTCCCACTCAGGGGATTCCGCCTCTCCCACATCTGCAAACAGCTTGAACTCTGCGCGTTTGACCGCTCCGGTTCCGGTAATAGTAGGGTCAGCCATTTGGTACAACCTCCTTCTTGATAGTCAATTCGATTTGTACTTGATACAGCCCCGCCCCGTTCTGAGAAATATCGTAGAGCGTGGCATACTGAACCGCGATCCCTTCCACGGAATAACGTCCGGGCAATTCTGGATAGTTCCCTTGATCTTCCTGATCCTCCAGCCAGCTCGCCAGGGACTCCAGAAAGTCGTAGTTTTCAGCCCGATCCGCCTCGTCCCCTGCGCACTCCAGGGCAAAGAAGTGGTATCGGCTGGTATAGTAACGATTACCGACCACATCCTGGGTGGCCGTTCCACCGCCCGCAGGGGCCAGGGAGTAAGAGGGCGGTGCCGCCCTGGTCAGGTCTGTCAGAATTTCGCCCAGCGGACGGAGCTCCATCCCCTCGTAGCCCTCCAAAAAGTCTTGAAGTGCCTGCAAAATACTCACAGCACCCTGCCTCCCCTATAAGCTCGATTTGCCTCCGCCACAATGTCGGCGGTATGTACCCGTTTCATGCGGTCAAACCATCTGGCCCCCCGCTTGGGGGCCCCATGGAATTGCAGCTTTTTCCCGGTATACTTTTTGGGGGCTTTCGGCGAGAAAAATCCCACCAACTGTCCCCCCTCATGCAGCGGGACGTTCGGCCCCATAACCCTGCCTTCGTACAGATAGTGCGCGTAGGGTGCCGTCCACTGTACCCGTCCAGAACCTACCACTGTTCCGGTAATTCCGCTGTTACGCAGCGCCCCGGACTGGAACGGCAGAAACGGCTCTGAAAAGCGGAGAACACTGGAATCTATAGCCCGCTGGGCTCTTTGCAGCCCTGCCTTCCTCTTCCGCTTGAAATGCGGATTCCAGTGGAAGCTATAGCTCATTCCATCACCGCCTCCACATGGGACAGCCTGCCGAAGTCCAGGCGGTCCGCCTCTGATACCCGAAGGCCGCCCATGGCCACAATGTCCTTGGCCGTCCTCACCGCCCCGTACCCTTCGCCCTTTGCGGCGTAATCTCCCGCCTGAATGGCCGTGGTGATGGGCATATAAACCTTGACGCCATTCGACGCCGAGGCCCCGGTCTTGCGAAGCTGCTCACCCCGTCTGTCCTCCCACAAGCATCCGTTGACCACTTCTGCGGTGTAGCTCTCGTCTGCGCCTCTGCGCCAGATTGTTACGGTATGCGGCCACACAGCGATTCGCCTCCCCGGTACAGCAGGCCGGTATTCCCCAGCCACATCCACGCGGCATCCCGCCGTTTCTGCGCCGGGCTGGCCGTCTGTGCATAGGTCCGGGACCAGGAGCCCACGCTTTCCGACGCTACAACGCCAGCGCCCTCTTCCCGCTCGGCCTTGTACTCCTCAGCTACGGCGCATAGCGCCATCTGGCACCGCTCCAGCAGTTCCGAGTCCAGGTCGGCCGCCGTCCTGCCCAGGGTCAGCTCCTCCAGGCAGGCGGCGGCATCCCGGCTGAGTGCGGGCCACTCCGCCGCGGCGATCCTGTCGCCGTGATAGATCCCCCTATAAAATTCATATCCTGCGGTCAGCATGGCCCGCCCCCCTGTTCCTTAACCTGCGCCGGCCACCTTGCGCACCCGGGCCAACTTGGAGTTAGTCACACGGTAGCCGGTATTCATCTCCACCTGGGCCAGAGAGCCCGCAAACCGCTCGGAGTCGATGATGCGGGCCACCTCGAAGTTGCTCACCACGGACAGGGTCTCATGGTAGTACATGACATACTGCACCTTGCTCATGTCCACAGTCTTCTGCGCACCGGTGTGGTCGTAATACTTGATGCTGCCGGTGGCACCATTGGCCTCCACGAAGGTGAAGCCCAGCCACTGGCCCACGTTGCCGGTGGCCGCGATACGGTCGTTAGTGCTGGGAGTGAAATCCTTGCCTGCCGCCTTGAGCACCAGGCCATAATACTCCGGGGTGCACATGACCACGTTGGCCCGGCCTTTGTCCTTCACGATCTCGGTACGGGTGTCGATCAGGTCGGACTTGACGGTATCCTCCGTGATGGCCACCGTTGCAGTGGCCGCCTTACCCTCCTGAGCCAGGCAGGCGATGCCGCACTGCATCCAGCCCTCCCGGCACTCCTGGATAGCGGTGGCCAGATACTCGTTGCCCGCCGCGAAGCTCACTGCCGCGGCCTGGACGCCATAGATCTTCTTGGACTTCTGGAAGTTGTTGTTGATCTGAATGGGGATCAGCGTATCAGCGGCCACCTCGTCAGTGAAGTCCCGGCCGGGGGTGCCCGCCTCCACGGCGCTAGTGTTGAGCTGGTGGACGAAGATTTGGCCGGCGGGGCCAGTCTCGTACTTGTCGGTGCAGGTCACACCGGGCACCAGAATCGGGTTAAAATACAGGTTGGGCTCCAGGATGGCGGAATACCGCTCGTCAACATGGAGGCCGTTATAAGTGACAGACATCTCTCATACTCCTTTACGCTTTTTTCTTGTAGAACGGGTTGTTTGCATAGAAGGCATCCAGATCCCCGCCTCCTGCCGGTGTCCGGCGGATCGGGCTGCCGGGCTTGACGATCTCCGGGGCGGGCTTATCCCCCTCAAACAGATAACCGTCAGACTCCTTCAACGCCTTTAGCTGCTCCTCCAGGCCCACCAGGCCGGCGTCAGTCAGCTTGAGGGCGTCCCGGTTGATGGACTTGGCCACCAGCTCCGGGTTCTTGGCTTTGGCCGCTGTCAGGGCCGCCTTGAGCGCGTAGTCAAACCGGACGGCCTCTACCTTCTGGTCGGCCTCCTGCTGCATCTGCTTGGCCTTGGCCTTCCACTCCGGGTCATAGCCCTCCAGCTTGCCGTTGGCCTCGGTGAGCTGGGACTGGAGCCCGCCCACCTTTGCCTCCAGTGCGTCAAACTTGTCCTTGCCGACGTAGCCGCCGTCCTTCAGGTTGACCAGCTTGACGCCCTCAGCGCCGTCCAGCTTCTCGGTCAGTTGCTCAAAGGACAAAGGGCCGCCCTCAAAGAAGGGCTTCAGATATTCGTAGCTCATGTCATTTCCTTTCCCGCCTGCGATTTTGCTTATAAGCGCGCGGCCACTCCGCGCCGGGGCGTCCCGGCATTTTAAGCCCGGCCGGGGATGGGCGGATATGAACACCGGAGTCTCAGCCGCCCGCCCGCTCGCGGTCGTACTGGCGTTTGAGTCCGGTCTGTTCCACAAGGTCGGTCTGGAGCGCCCGCCACTCCTTCAGCTTCGCCCTGGCCTCCTCCTGGGGCTGTCCGGCGGCCTTCATGGCCTGCTGCTCCCGCTTCCAGCGGCGGATCTGCCGCTCTATGTACCTCTGACGCTGGCTGGCCTCGTACTCGGTCAGCTTCTCGCCGTTGTAGGTGATGGATTTTGCCTCCAGCTTTTTCAGCTCCTTCGCCCCGTAGGTGCTGGCCATACCCTCAAAGTAGGGATGAAAGGAGTGCCGGCAATTCCAGCCCCCCAGCCCTGGCCCGGTGCCGTAGCCCGTAGCCCGGCGGAAATCTGGGAACTTTTTGGATTTACCGGAGCGGCTGAACACTTGCCCCTGCCACCTGGCATGAGAGGGGCGGGCCCCGCTGTGGGCCGTGGTCTCCACCAGGTCGCTGTCCATTTCGTCAGCCAAGGTATCCTGAAGCCGGAGGGCCGTCTGGTTGATGCCAGTTACCACATTCATCCGCACTGCTGCCTCCACGGACAGCGTGCGGCCAGAAGCGTAATCCACGGTCGTCAGCCCTTGGCGGGTCAGTTCCTTAATGGCGTTCCGTATGGCGGTATTGGCGTCGAATCCGCCGGTGCTCACCTGGAGCCACGCCCGGTCCAGCACCGCCCGAAACCGCTCTCCGCTGTCCAGCGCCGTGGTGCGGGTCAGGTTGGTAAAGAGGCCCTGGGTCTGCCGAAGCCCTGCGCTGAGCACCTGCTGGAGCTCCTGGGACGTGTTGAGGGCCGGAGGCTGCAGGCCCGCCCGCCGGTAGTCCGCCTGGTCGCTGACCAGGGCTTTCCCGCCGGACGCCTCAAAGAGCTGGCGCAGCTCCTCCTCACTTCGCCCGGTGAGTTCGGCCAGCCGGCGCAGGATGTACGCCTGTTCGGCACCCATTTCTTCCAGGACACGCAGTTGGTGCTCCGCCGCCGGAATGAAAAAATCATATCTGGCAATCCGCCGGGCCATGTCGGTCAGGATATCCGCCTCCACCTCACTGTAGAGGTCTACCATAGCGTCCGGCGCGC